TTCAAGCACAATACACCGGAGCGGTGGCCAAGAGCATGCAGAGCTTAGATGCTGGTAATAAAGTGTTTTCAGCATTTAGCACCATCACCAAAGATGCGAGCGAAAATGCCACACTCGTAAAAGGAGCGTTCGATGGATTGACTTCGGGTAGCCTCGACGCCGAGCTGAAGCGGATAAACGGCGGCATGAGCATGATATACGATAGTTCGGGCAACATGCGTAAGATGGATGATATTGTCAAAGACATGGTGGCTACCTTCAAAACCATGAACCCACAAGCCGCCAACGCTTTAATCGAAAAAATAGGCGGCAACGAGGGGCTGAAAGCCCTACTAGGACAAGCCGCTCAAAATGGCGATAACCTCCTAAAAGTGTTTGACAACTTCGAGCAAGCAAAGCAAAAAATGGATTACACCGCATTATTAAAAAGTGGAAATGCCGACTTCAATACCATGAAAAGCATCATCGGTGAGCAGATCAATACGGCTTTGATTATGATGGGCGAAAAGATATTGCCCTATGCCATACAGGGCATGCAGTGGCTCAGCAACACCGTGAGCGATGTGGTGGCTTGGATTAACAAAGCATGGAACGAGAGTGTCGCATTTCGCTTGGGCGTGCAGGCGATAGTGGTGACGTTTCAAAACGTCTGGACAATAGCCAAAGGAGTATGGGATGTAGTGGCTGGGCTAGGGCAAGCCATAATGGGCGTGGTAGATGCTGCCATTAAGCTAGGGAGTGGCGACTTCTCAGGGGCTTTCGATGCCATAAGCAGTGCCGATGCGGGAGCAAAACGAGCCTTAGAAGCTCCTGTAAAAACCTATTTAGAAGTGATGGACAATGGCGTGAATGGAATCAAAAACGCACTTGCATTGCCTGTACAGATCAATGCAAAACCGACCAGCCTAGTACCCAATGCTCCAGCTGGCGGCGCACCCTCTGCCGCCGACCTGCTCAAAAAAAACCAAGCCACTGCACCGCCCAAAGAACGCAACCAAACTGCAGGCATCAACGCCATGCGAGGCTCAGGCTCAGGGGCTGGCTCGGGTGGTGGGGGCATCACCGTTATCATTCAAAAAATGATGGCGACCGAGAAAATCGAAATCCTAAACGCCGCCAATATTGGCGTGAGCAAAATAGAACTTATGCTCAACGAAATACTCCTCCGTGCCGTACGAGACGCCGAACTAGCCGCAGCTCATTAATCATTATCAATTAACCATTATCAATTAAATATATGCCCCTCAACTACACCGGAAAGCCCATGAAAAGCATACTCCAGCAATACACCGACTTGCGCAACCAAGCCCCACGTATGGTGGGTACTATGGCCGTCAATTTTTTCAAAGACCGATTTGAGCGGGGTGGCTGGCAAGATGCGAGCTTCAAAAAATGGGAACCACGCAAAAACAACACCAAAAAAGGCAAGAAAAAAAAGGGAGCTATCCTCGTACAAACAGGCCGCCTGCGCCGAAGCATAAGGGTTACGCACGTGTTCAACAACAGCGTGCGAGTAGGCACTGACGTACCCTACGCACAGATACACAACGAAGGCGGCAGCATCAATACCACAGCCAGCGTAAGAGCGCATACCCGCAAGGGCAAAAAAGGCAAAAGCCACGCCGTGAAAGCCCACACTCGTAAGGTGATTATCAATATGACCCAGCGGCAATTTATGGGCAATAGTGATTTTCTAAACCGCCGTATTCAAATGAATCTTACCTACAAACTCAAACAAATATTTAACTCCTAACTCGTAGTTTCGATGCGTGAAGACACACATCGAGGCTTAACAATTAATAATTCACAATTATCAATTAAATATGTCTTTATACGCCAACCAATACCTCGAAATAGCCGCTCGCATTACAGCGCATTTTACCGTGCACCCATCGGTGCAAATCACTAAGCCGCTGTGGATAGACCTTTGGAACAACCATCTCGCCAACCTGCGTGATGATTACCCAATTCCTTTTCCTGCAATCTTTATCAACTTTGAAGAGGTGCAATGGCGACCAGCAACCGCCAACGGCGGCCAGCTGGGCGATGCCATCATAGCTATACACGTATGCTGGGAAAACTACGCCGACTCCTATCACAACCTCACCGGTGGCAGCACCAACCAAAGCACCGCCCTGGCGATGTTTGATTTTGTAGAAAATGTACACCTCGCAATGCAGGGCTACGCTGGCACCCACTTCACCGCCCTGCAACGCATACGCACCGCCACCGATGCCGACCACGACATGCTCATAGACACCGTCATATACTACGCCACCACCCTTGCCGACTGCGCCCTAGCCAACGCCAACGCCGCACAATACACCACCACCACGCTCACCGATGCCACCGTAACGCCCAATACCGTGCCGGCACCGCTCGTACAGCCCAGTATTCTAGCCGCTGGCGATAGCCCGTTTGTTATTTAGTAAATCCTTAAAAAATATAAAATGATAACCATCAACATTTCTAAAATTATCAAAAACCCTTACCCTGAAATAAGCGATGAGGTCTTCAAAAAATACTATGAAGCCCTATTAGCGGCTATTAGGGCTATTCCAGCCGAATAACTCCCATCACGATGGCAATATCTTGTATGTCGCTCAGCGGTACTTCAAACGGCTCATAATCCTTATTATCGCTCTTGCAAATAATATACTCAGCATTGAGTGCCTTGCATATCCGTTTCACCATGAAGCCCTGCGATTGGCTAAACAGCACGTGGCACTTGTTCCATTGAAAAAACAAACGCTCCTTAACGAGCTTGCAGGCGAGGATGTCGCCGCTGTTGTACTTGGGGTACATGCTGCCGCCTTTTACTTTTATTAAAAAATCGGCATTACGAAACTCATACACATCATAGTATCGCTCTACTTTCAAATCATCGAACGCTCCGAGCCCGATGCCTGCGATGGCATCATGAGGCAGCAAGGGCTTTGGGTTGCCGAGCCGTGCAGGGCTTTTGGGGCTCGTTTCAATGGGCGTTGCAATTGGTACTGTATCATTGAACATCGAGCCTTTGCCGGTGATCAGCCAGTTGGCATTTAAATCTGGATATGTGCTTACTATTTTCTCAATAATATTACTACCAACCGCCCCCTCTGAAGCCTTTTGTTTAGCAAAATAACCATTGCTTACACCAATTTTTTTAGAAAATTCGCTAACATTAAGTGATTGATTTTCAATGAATTGATAAATGTTTTTTATAGTTGTCATAAAAATAATTAGAAAATGGTAATAAATTATTTGGTAAATAGAAAATAGTAAGTATCTTTGCAAATAATTATTTACAAATATACAACTAATGTGCACACCAACAACAATACCACCAAAAGCAACCCGCCGCCAGCCCGATGGGTTACTAATTGAACTTCGCAACATTACTGGCTTTACCACTAGCTACATCAGCCTTGTAATTAGTGGCAGCCGCACCAACAAGCAGATAAGCGAGGCGCACAAGGCACTTGTGGCGGAGCAGAAGGCGATTGCTACGAAGCTGACACGGAAATATAAGCGGGCTGAAAAAGCATCGGCTAAGTAAAAAAAAATTAACCCTTTAAAAATCACAAATATGAAAAAGAAAAATGACGATTTTGACCTACACAATATAGGCTGCATCAACCAAATAATTGTATTTATTCTAGTCCCTTTTGTAGCATATTTCACTTGCTTTTTGTTTCTATTCGATGGTGATTTGAATAAACTAAAAGCATTTTATGCTCCACCGATAAAGGCCTTATGTGATTATTTCACAAAATTATTGTAATAAAAACAGCAGATATTAAAAATGAGAAAAACCACATTAATACAAATACCAAGTGCTGAAACCCAAAAAGAAAATCTTTTTTTTCGGCGTTCAGTTACATACCCGCCTGCTCTTCGATGCTCTTCTCCGTTTAGTGTTAGTTGCACTTGGTATTCTACTCTATGGGTTATGGACTTGTTTTCGGTGTATCTGATATATCCATCGTTCTTCATTTTGTGCAAAGCTGCGCTCAAAAGCAATGACTCCAGTATTGTATCTTCTTTAACAAATAGTTTTTCCACTTCAAATGATGATAACAATTCATCACAATACATTAACAAATCCCTTTTCATTTAATTAAAATTTTCTACAAATATACTTAAAAAATGCACCTCAACGCTCAACATATCGTCTGCTTGCCCTACCACGAGGTAGTGCCAGCGGTTATGAGCGTTGATGCGTTCAAGCACTATCGTCACCGTTGCCCGCTTGACAAGCGATTGAGCGTAGAGGGGCGGGCGTGCCATGGCTCGGGCTTACTGGTGCATTATGCCTCGCTGCAGCCCGAGTATCAAGCTATAGTGCGGAAGCACTACTGCCAAGGTATGGAGCCCCTGCACTACCTGAGCCATACGGACACAGGCAAGGCAATAGCAAGCCAACAGCTACGCACCCAAGCGGTGGCGTTGCAAGCACAGCAAGCCTTGCACACCTACGCACAGCAAGGCATACAGGCGCAAGAGCTGGCACTGCTTACCCAAGCAACAGGCAACGATGCCAAGGCGCTCACCTTAGCCACCCTAGCCAGCTACTGCCGCCTACTGGCTGGCATACGTGGCAAGCACGATGCACTGCTACTGGGCATGAGCAGCAAAGAAGCCCTATACCGTGCAGCACTCGCCAACATTACGGCTATGCCACAGGCACCCAACATTACCAATATAGATTATCTGCGTCAAAAAACCACGGCTTACGAAGCCCAAGGGCTGAACGCCTTACTACACGCACACCGTGGCAAGCCCAGCAACGCCACCAAGCTATTGCCTGAAGAGGAAGCTTTATTAATCACTATATGGGCTGACCCGCGCGCATTGGCCGACACCCAACGCTACCATGCGTATAAGGATACGGTAACGCACAAAGGCTTGGCACCGCTCTCATACAGCCGCATCAACCAGCTAATGAACGAACCCAAACGCCAGCAAGCCGTGCTACAGGCACGTTTTGGCAAGAAATACGTACACGACCACCAACGCCTGGTGATCAATATGCGCCCTGCGAGCTTTGCCAATGCCCTCTGGCTCATGGACGGCACGGTAAAAGAAAAAATGTACTATTGCCCTATCGCCAAGATACACAAGCGGGCGTATTGGTTTGTGATCATGGACGCGCACAGCCACCGAATCGTGGGCTGGAGTGCCTATACCGGCAGTGGCGAGCCCGAGTATCTGGTGGCCGAGGCACTCTCCAACGCCGCTACCCACACCGGCTACTTGCCGCACCAGTTGAGGTACGACAATACCGGCTCCGCCAAGACCGCCCGTATGCAGGCATTGCTGGCACGTATGCTACACTACAACACGCCGTGTGCCGTAGGCAATAGCCGTGGCAAGGGCAAGGTGGAGCAGTTTTTTGGCTCGATAGAGGGCATGATAGGGGCGTGGGATGCACACGCCACAGGGGTCAATCAAGTAGGTACTCGCATAGAGAGCCAGCCCAACCCCGACCACAAGGCGATGGTGATCAAGCAACAAGATATGCCCCTGGGCTACGATGCTGCCGTGGCCGACATAGCACAAGACATTGCGATATGGAACGCCAGCACCGGTGCGGAACTGAGTGTGAAGAGCCGCCGCACCGTCAGCCCCAACGAGGCTTATAATGTAAGCATAGCAGCCAGCCAAGACCAACAGCGACCGCTCACGTGGGAGCTACAAATAGACCTCTTTTGGCTCTGGCGTATGCGAGGAAACCAATACCTCACTTATCAGTACGATTACCACGGCTTGAGCATTGTACGCACCGTGCTAGGGCGTGAGGAAGTGCTGCGCTTTGTAGCTCCAGCCAATGGCACCGCCCAGGAGCAAGCAGCGTGGATGATGCACCACATGCACGAGCGGTTCTACATTAAGTACAACCCCACCGACTGGAGCATGATAGCCCTCTATGATATGGATAAGCAATTAGTAACCTATGCCACCGCCAAGCACCTCACCGCCGAAGCCCTCGCCGATGCTACCCCAGCCGATGCGGTAGCACTGGCACACTACCGTGAGGTACAAGCCCAGCAAGCGGCGTACAGCACCCATATAGTAGCCGATGCAGCGCAGGTGGCTGATTTGGAGTTTGATTTTAAAATGGCACAATACACGAAAAACAAGCGATTTAAAGGGGATATAAACACCGCTGAAATAGCACTTAAAATGCACGCTTATTATGATGCCAACCACGACCACGCCGCAGGAGCGGTGGAGAAAAAAAAGAAAACGCATAAAAAGAACATGCCCCAAGCAGTAGAGTACAACGCCAATGCCCACTACATAGCCCACCTGCAAGACACCGAAGAAGGTGGGTTGGTTTAATTGTGAATGATGAATGATGAATGATGAATGATGAATTGTGAATGATGAATGATGAATGTTTCCGCCTCGATGCGTGTCTGCACGCATCGAAACAGATAAAGAAATAAATGTTAATCAAAAAAATAATAACCCTTTTAAATTTTTAAAAAAATGAAAAATCAACCAAACAGCACAGACACTGCGACCAGCACCACTACAACAATTGCAAACAACACCGCCGTTGCTACTGCGGCAAGCCCCAAGCCGCTAATCCCCATCTTCACCGACCAGTACAGCACGCCGCTCGTCGATGCCCGAAGCCTACACAAAAAATTGGGAGCAACAACGCAATTCAACAACTGGATTAAGCGCAGAATTGAAGAATGTGGTTTTGAAAAAAATGAATACAAAACGTTGTCCAAAAATGGACAAGGTGGGATCCAAATCGACTACCACCTAACCCTCGACATGGCCAAGGAGCTGGCGATGCTGGAGCGCAGTGCGCTGGGTCGAGCGTTTCGCCAGTACTTCATAGCGGCGGAGAGAGAGCTGCGCCAAGTGCGGCTCTATGCTCAGGTTACGAGCATGAGCGAGGTGCAGAAGCAGATGAAGCCCAAGCGCATCAACGGTCGCATGTTGTACCCACTCGCCGAGGTGCGCCGCCTGCTGGGCTACAGTACTAATACTCGCACGAGTGGTGCAGGCACCGTACGTGCTTGCAATGCTGGGCTGATCGTGATATTCGACAGCAAGGCTTATGTAGCCGATGAATATGTGAAGTACATGATCAGCCTCACCACCACCCGCAAGCTGCGTGCCGAATCCAAGCACGCCCAGCCCGTGCTACCGCTCAACTTCGGCGTTACCAGCAATCTGCCTACATTGTTTCAATAATAAATAATAACCATTATAAAATTATTAACCCATGAACAAGGAACAAATCACCACCGCGCTGGAGGACTACCTAAAGCGCACCAGCACGAGCCAAAATAAATTTAGCAAGCAAGCGGCCGTGAGCTCGGCTACCATCAGCCAGATGCTCCAGCGCAAGTGGGAGCTGATAAGCACCGAGATGTGGCAGCGCATCGCCCGAGTGCTGCACATAAACGGCGACTGGGCTATGGTGCGTACCCGCAACTACAACGCCGTGCTCAAGCTGTGCCACGAGGCGCAGCACCACCACCGTATGCTGGCGGTGAGTGCATTCACGGGCAGTGGCAAGACGGCCGCTCTCGTGCAGTACAGCCAGCACAACGCACAGGCGTATTACACCATGGCTACCGTACTGTGGGGTAAGAAACAATTCCTGCAGCACATCAGCCAAGCGATAGGCATTGGCACCACAGGCACACTAGCCGACCGCATGGATGCCATCATTGACCACCTGCGTGAGCAAGAGCATCCCATATTAATAATAGACGATGCCGGCAAGCTAAGCGATGGCGTGTTGCGACTGGTACAAGTGCTGTACGATGCACTGGAGGGAGCGTGTGGCATCGTGCTAGCTGGCACGGAGTACTTGCAACGCTATATCGATAAGATGGCACTCAAAGACAAGATGGGGTTTAGAGAGCTGCGCCGCCGAATAGGGATATTCTTGCCCTTGCACCCGCCTACGCCCAAGGTAGTAGCCGAGATATGCACCGCCAACGGCATCAGCGACCAGCCCTGCATCGACTACATCATTCGCATGGCAAAGGACTACGGCAGCATCCGTGAGATGATCACCAACGCCCTGCGTGCCAGCCAAGCCAACGGCGAAGCATTAACCATACACACATTCATACAAAGCCAAAACGTATAAGCCATGAATATACCTAACAACCGCCGCTATCATGTGCGTGAGCAGAGTGCCGCTCGGGTCGATACGTACGCTACTATATTGGAGCAAATAGGCATCAGTCATGATGTGTATTGCGAGTTTCAGTTTAAGATGGGCCAAGAATATGCCTTGTATGAGTGCAATGACAACGCCGAACTAGCAAGCATTATTGATAATCAAAAGTTGTATTGGGATTGGTTTACATCGATATGGCACGAAGATGACTGGGCGATGATCAAGGTGCTTAATGTTAAAAAAGAAGAGGTGCCGATGCGCTTTAGGTGGTCGATGTACCAAGACACACACAGCATAGAGGGGATTACATCGGGTGAGCATGGGGTGCTGCTGAGCGAGTCGTATCGCAATGTGGTAGAGATACTGCTTAGCGATGGGCTGATACCTCGAAAATTAGCACCCTTATTATGCCGCAAAACACCGCCTAAAGAGGCATTGAAGCCGACCATGCGCAACAACGACAACAACGATGACAATGTAATGGCGTGTTATTAATCAACTACAACTTATTCACCCAAATTAAAATAAAAAAAATGGAAAAAAGAAAAGCAAAGGTGCTGCAAACGCACCTTACGAACGAAGAAGCCGAACAAGCCCTCGCAGTGTATGCGAAGGCACACGCACGCATTACGCAAGTGAACGCCTCGATGGACATTGCGATAACCAAAGTGCGCGAAAAAAACCAAGAAGAACTGGCGCAGCTGAACACCACCTTGCAGGATGCGTTTGAGAAAGTGCAGCATTACGCTCAAAACAACCCGGAGCTTTTTGTGAAGAAAAAAAGCATTGAGATGGCGCACGGGGCGGTGGGTTTTCGTACAAGCACGCCAGCGTTGAAGTTGCTTAGTAAGTTCACCTGGGGGGCGGTGCTGTCGATGGTGAAAGAGTTCATGCCGCAGTACGTTCGGGCTAAGGAAGAGGTGGATAAGGAGAGCATTCTTGCACAGCGCGACACCGACCTCGTGGCCGCTAACCTCAGCAAATGCGGCATGAAAGTGGAACAAAGCGAGACGTTTTACATTGACTTGAAAAAAGAGGAAAACGACTAGCGATAACGCCGTTGCTTTAGGTTAAGGGGTTAATTTTTTTGGCAACGGCACCTCCCTCATGGTGTAAGGGTAGCACCCCTGTCTTCCTTGGTTGTAAGGCAGGATGTCTGGGTTCGAGTCCCGGTGAGGGAGCAAAATGAATTATGAATTGTTAATTATTAATTATTAAATATGAAAAAAATTATCGCTAACTATCTTGTAAAACTGCTGCACCATGCAGACCCCAGCCGACCGTTGTTGATAATGTTAGCTATTATGCAATTTTAACGAAAGTGGTACTTTAATCAAAATCGCCAGAGTGGCACACATGCAGTTTTGAGTCCTGCACTGGCACTAAATTCTAAAAAAATAATAGTATGACACACACCGAACAATTGACCCAGGAGCTAGCTCATGTAAGAGAGCAAATGCGGCTGTATGTAGCCGCTGTTAAGGCAATGCGCTATGAGCAAAATATGTCATCGGCTTATTTGAATATAAAAAAAGATATGCGATCGTTAAAAGAACAGCACGTTGATGAATTAACCGAAAAACTATTTTCAAAAATATAACCATGAGCACCCTCACCACCGCCCAAAACAAACGCCTGCACAGCTTGCTCACCCAGTGCGACCTGATGGAAGTGAAAGCCGAACTAATAAGCAGCTACACCAACGGCCGCACCACACACAGTAGCGAGCTGCTCAACTTAGAGTACCACCACTTGGTGCAGTACCTAACGCAGCACCACAATAAGTCGAACACGATGCGCCGTAAGTGCATTGCGATGGCTTACCAAATGAAGTGGACGCTGGCCGACGGCTCTTGCGACTATGCCCGCTTAGATGACTGGTGCGTTAAATATGGCCAGTTTCACCAACCTTTGCAAAAGCACAGCCACACAGAGCTTACGGCATTGGTTACGCAGCTGCAAAGGGTGTATAAGACATTCATAAGCGATTCACGCTATAAATAATATACCCTATGCCACGTAAAAAACGCACTAACCCGCACTTAAAACGCAAGTACACCGACATCAAGGCCTATGTTGCCAACATGTCGAAGTCGCACAAGTACCGTATGGATTATATTGTTGCGCAAGCGGCGTTTAAGTTCTATTTAAGTACCGATGCTATTTACAAAATCCTCGCAATGCCTGATAATCCTGAACAAATTAAAATAGATTTCGATGCCAGATAAAAAATTAGAACTAACAAAAAGAGGTGCAGAAGCGTTTGATACGGTGTTGCTTGCCTCCGCTGCCTACATTAGGGACTACAAGCACCTGAGCGACAACAAGCCCGATATGTTCTTGGCGGCTATGGTGATCTACACCAAGCGGATGAAAATTAGGAACACCCTAAAAGGCGTGCCGAAGCCATTTGAAACCCCAAAACCGAAAATCAAATTTTCGTTTACTTATGTTGAATGCGCGGCATTTTTGCATTTTTTCAGCAACGTGCCATTCCCTAACAACGACCCGATGAGCCCAGTGGTTGGCCAGTCATTTTTTTTATACGCTCAAAACGCACTCGCCCATGCCTGCCCCTAAGAATGTAATCTACCACCTCGCATCACCCAACTGGAACGGATTTGTTAGTTTGGCTTACGATGCCGAATATGGCAACCTGCACCGCTACGAGCTGTGTACCCTGCTGCCGCCAGAGCAGGTGAGCAAGATGCTTGCTACCCTGCCGTTGAGCTTAACCATGCTTGAGGCATTGGTGGCACAATACCCCAAGCTCAGCATCGTACTACAACCCCAAGACCTTTCGTTTCAGGCGTTCTGGAACCAATACGCCAACAAGGTAGGTAACAAAGCGCGGGCTGAGAAGTTGTGGAACAAGCTCACCGATGCAGAGCGTAGCCAATGCTTCGATGCCTTGCCGGCTTATGACTATTACCTCCGCCAACGCCCCACCATGGAGCGTTGCTATGCCGAAACCTTCCTTGCGCAGCAACGGTGGTTGCATTTTATTTAACCTAAAAAAATACCCTACATGAACCCCAATCTATTAGATGCCAAAATTGAAATCGTAGCGAAGCAAATATGCGAAGAGCTGCAACATGCCTTTAAAATTCCGTTTGAAATTAACCATAAATCAAACGCAGCGAATGCTCATACTACAATCGATCAATCGCTCGTGCGGGTGAGCAACTCGTATAAAAACGACCCCCTAATGGCGGCCGTTTTGAACGTGATGCGCATAGCGCATGGGAAGAAATAGTTTGCATTTTACCTGCAATGACGTAGCCATTTGTACAAGCCATACATCCCAACGGGAATAAATACAACGCACCAAAACAGCACCCAAGGCAAGCTAGACCACCAACTATCTTGGGTTTTTATATGTATGACACTTTCTGTTAATCGTCTTTTTTCGGCAAATACAAACTGGTTGTAATTACGAAAATTTTCACTTTGAGTCGCCACTTGGCTATATACATAAGCATTTAATTCTTCTATTTTTTGGTTAATATACGCTTTTAGTTCATTAATATCTTGTATTTTATTTAGTGCATTGACGGCTACTCCTACACCAGTACCCGCTCCAGCCAATGCTGCAAAAGTTGTAAAGCGATTGTCAGTAGCTAGCCCAACACTGGCCGCAACAACCGCTAATGTTGCTCCTTGATTCGCTTGCCTATTAAGTTGCAAACTTTTAGCATACGCTTGTACATAATAATTAACATACGTAGCGAGTACAGTTTGGCTCGTGAGCATCAGCTGTGCATCAATACTTGCAACAAGCGCAGGGTCTATCTCTTTAGCCTTTTTAATGCAAAAATCTACCTCATCTAAGTTTCTATCTGCAGCCAGCTGGTATAATTTGCTAACAGCCAGCCCCACCCAAGCTTCACAACTATTATTAGCAGTAGCAATATCCATATAGATTCGCTCTGCCTCATTATAGCGTTCCCCTTTTAATGCCAATGTCGCTAAATCAAGTTGTACTGTGTTCATTTTTTTGTTTTTTAGGTAAATACAAAGGTATCTAATTTTTCAATATTTTGCAAATTTTCACATAATACCACGGTTACAATCGTGGTTTTTTTATGCGTTTTAGCTCCCTATTTTGCCACAATGGCAGTATCATTTATTAAATGTCTAAGCAAATAAAAAACGCACCCCAATACGCACCCCAATACCCCAAAAAACGCACCCCAATACGCACTTTTGCCTATTTTGGGGTATTATTTGGGTTTTAGTGGTTTTGGGTGCTTGCGGTGGTAGTTTTTGGCGTTTGGGGTGGTTGTTTTGTATCATTATGTGGGCTGTATGCCTTATCAGTAGGGTGCTAAGCGTGTTTATGGCACTTTCGGGCATTATGGTAGCACAATGGTAGTTTTTGGGGTTTTTGGGGTGTTTTTCGCTAATTAAATGGTAGTAGAATGGTAGTAAAATGGTAAAAATCGTAGGTTTCTATTCATAACATTTTTTTTGCAAAAATCGCTACACCCCTACGCTACCGTGCTTTTTTGGCAAAAATATAAAGAAAGTGTTTTTGTAGGTTTTAATTTATGCCAGTTACAATTATTGACATTTTTATTATTTAATAAAATTAATACATCGGGTTGTAATAACCTGGCTCAGCTTGAAGCATGAGTGCATAAATAGCATCAAACACATCATCGGCCTGTGGCTTCGAAAAATAATCGCCATCGCTACCATAAGGGCTGCGGTGGTCTGCGGCGGTCAGTGTTTTTGGTGCAGCATCAAGATATTGA